CCCTGCGTGGGTAGCCAGATAGTGCAGGGCTACCTCAGTGACTAGCCCGTCAGCCTTGGCACGGATGAAGTTACTCATGACGAACGACCCGCCATTCCGGCAAGGTCCCGGTAGGCATCACTCGGGAGTACCTGCGCTTGAGGGCGGTGATGCTTCTTTCTGGCGGGCTCCGTGTCAATCGCAAGCCCGGCGAAGAAGAAGACCAGGAACGAAATGGGCAGCGTGTCTATCGCGGAGCCCGTAAGGCCGAGCCCGATCAAAGCAGAGAAGACGGCGATTGAGAGCCGACCACCAGGCGAGAGCCAACGAGTGCGCCGGATGATACTGACCGCCAGCGCCCCCCAAGCAATAGCCCAAACCAAGCCACCCTCGACGAGCACCTTGAGGAACATGTTGTGCGGGGTCACATGGTAGCCAGCGGCGAACGCCGGACCGAGCGTGTCACCAGCCGATCCGGCACCCATCCCGAACAGCGGCGATTCCTCAAACATGGCGATGCCCTTGGCGTATTCCGGTAGCCGGTTGAGGAATCGTCCGTCTGACTCGAAGCCGAATATTGACAGTGCGGTGTTAGCCAGGCTGGGCATTTGCGTGATGACGAGGGCGCCGAGTATCCCCGCGGCGAGGATGCCGAGCGAGAAGCGCTTGAAGAACTTACCGAAGCTGGGCGCGATGACCACGAGAGCAATGACCATGATGGCAACACCCGCGTAGGCCGACCGCACCAGCGTCAGATACAGGGCCAGCGTACCGACAGCCAGGGCGACGACCGCCGTCATGCGGTGCACGTTGAACCGCACAATACCCCACCCCATGAGCACCATCGAACCGAGCGCCGCATGGAACGGGCCGGCGAAGATTCCTTGGAGCCGCTTCTGCCCGCCGATCAGTGCCGTGTACTCGTCGGCGGAACGGTTCACTAGTGCTTCAAGGCTGGGGATGAACAGGAAGGCGATGATAGAGATGCCAACAGCAAGGATGAGGATTCGGGCGACTGCCAGTTCCACGGACCCGATCATCCGCTTGGGTATCGCGCATCCAGCAATGATCCCCGCAACACAGAAGGCCGTCTTGCGGAAGCCAAGCAGCCCTGTAGCAACATCCGGGACGTTCGGGTTGAACATGAAAGCGGCCCACAGGACCAAGATGGTTAGCGCAATTGAGACGGTAGACCGGCCTCGTCGTTCGGCGGCTGGTACGCGGAGCCATGCGATGATCGCCGCGACAATCGCCAACGCCTGTAGACCGAGGCTCGCGCTCGTCGGGATGACACTAGAGAAGACATAGGCCGCGGCGAATAGCACCAGCAACTTAGGAGCCTGACTCTCTTTGGCGGGCTTCAATAGCCAGATCGCCGTCGCCACGAAAGCCGCAATGCCGCCGGCGACGATGAAAGACGAATCAGCGACGATCACAGCCACGAGAGAGACGCCAATCGTCACAAAAGCGGCCCCAGCAACCCAGTAGAAGTCAGAGCGATCATGGCGCTGAGGCGCGTTTACTGGATTCCCCATGATGTGAAGTATATGGGGCAAGTAAGACCGGTTAAGTACCCCAACAAAAACGTGTGGCCCCGGACTCGACCCGGGGCCACACCACCCAACACGTACACGCCTATTTAGGAGGCCCGCCCGCATGGGTGAACTACACATTACCCCCAACACGGAGGCCTGACCGTGACTGACGACCTCACACCCCGCACAGCAGAAGCCGTGCCAGTTGTCCTCGCCCGCATGGAAGGAAAACTTGACCTCGTGCAATACCGCGTAGTTGACCTCCTGCCCCGCGTGAGCCGACTCGAAGACCGGACCAGCGCCCTAGAAGATCAGACACTCGTCCTGTCCAAGAACGCTGAGGCTGAGGAAGCGAAAAAGATCGCCCTCGCCCTCGCGTTGAAAGAGGCGGACGAAACCCGGCGCAACCAGTCCGAACAGACGTGGACGCCGATCCAACGCTTCATGGCGATCCTCGCGTCCATCATCGGCGCCGTCACCCTCGCCATCTACCTCTACTCAACAATGCACGGAGGCTAGACATGACGACTATCAACGAGTCACAGACGGCGAAGGGCTACACTCCCGCCGCTCAAGTCCCAGCAGTGTTCGGACGGGCCCGCACCATTGAGGGCATTGTCATTCACCACTGGGGCAGTCTCGGGCAGCGTCACGACGATGTTGTGAAGTTCTTCGTCAGCGGCCCCGGCACCACATCGGCGCACTTCGTCGTGTCCGCTGGCAGGATCGACTGCCTCGTGTCCCCGCCCGATGCTGCCTGGCACTCCGGCAACGCCGTGGGCAACGCGACAACGATCGGTATTGAGTGCCACCCGGAAGCGACCGACGCGGACTACGCCACCGTTGCCGAACTGGTCAGCTTCCTACGCTCCCAGTACGGGCCCCTGCCCCTCTCCCCTCACCGGCAATGGTCAAGCACCGCGTGCCCCGGCGTGTGGGACCTCGGCAAGATCGACCGACTCGCAGGATCCGCAGCCATCAACCCCCAATCAACCACCACTCAGGAGGATGCCACTATGGCAAAGCTTGACGACGATGACCGACTGTTCATCCAGCAGACCGTGAACAAGGCGATTGACCAGATTTGGGGCACCGCCGACGTATCCCAGAAACTCATCCAGTCCGTAGCCGCCGGCCTGAACAACATCAAGGCCGGCGCTGTTGACGCGTCCGCCGTTGCCAAGGCCGTGAACGACGACGCAGCAGCAAGGATGGCAAAGTAATGCTGACCCTCGCATTCTGGAAAGCCACCGCTGAACGTGTCGTCGCATCAATCGCAGGAGCCGCCCTCGCCGTCATCGGTGCTGACCAGTTCGGTGTTGTTCATGCTGACTGGCAGGGCATCGCGTCCGTAGCTCTTGGGGCGGGTGTCGTCTCACTCCTCAAAGCCCTGGCTGTTGGATCCAGCGACGGCAACCCTTCCGCAACCAACGCCGAAACCACACCGCCCAAGCACGCAGCCTGACACAACAAGGCCCCGCTCATCTTCGGATGGGCGGGGCCTTTTCGTCGTTAGTGGGCTAGGCCGCGGCGGCTTCCCATTTTCCGGCGTCGTTGTGGTCAAGAGTCACCTTGGATACCTGCCGAGAGGCTGCCTGGTAGACGCAGATGCCTTCGGGGTTCATGAAGCCGGGCGCCGCGACTGAGCCGTTCACTCGGAGCGATTCAAGTGCGGAGGCAATTGCCGCAGTGTCGTTCGGGCCTTCGTAAAGCACGGGGACGACTGACAAGTGCAGGTCTGTGTTCAGATCCGAGTACCGGGCTGTATTGAACAGTGAGAACCACTTCTCGGACATGCCGTACTTGCGCTGAATGCCAGCGCCCCACCATTCGCCGTAGTGCAGGCCCTCGCCCAGCAGCTCCACGAGTTCGCCGGAGTTCCGCTGAACCCATCCAGCGAACCCGTAGTTGTCCGTGGACTTACCCGGCGTAATGAGGCGGGAACGGGACTGGGCGTAGACACCGAACCGCTGGCGGTTCAACATGACGTAGTCAACGATGCTCGGGTCAGAATCGACCGCCTCATTGTCAACGGGGATGATGCCAATGGCGGCGTTGGTCCCGTCGATCTTCTCAGTGATGGTGATGTTGCGAAGAAGGCGCGGGGTCTTAGGCCATTCCTTGAACTCAATAGTCATTCCTGCTCCTAGAACTAGGTGAGTGGTATGCCCCAACTCTACAGCTGGTTTCACTCTATGCACACCCCGTTTCGCCCCTAGTTTCCGCGGATTTCGGGCATTGTGTCCCGTAACCGTCCTCTAAACCCGTTCGAATGCCTCAACTTCCGCGCCAATAAAGGGATGTGGGGTTGCTGACGTGACTCCTGCACAGAGTCACGTCACGAAACGAACTGTAGCCAAAGCGCCTAGCGTTTCAGCAGGATTCCTGCCAAGACTCCGCATTGCCGAAACCGCGAGAACGCCACTGAACCCCGGAGCGGCGGGGAACTTCAAACCGTCCTTTACTAGTCCCCCAACCGCCAAACCGTCCCGCGAAAGGGGCTGTTGTTCTAACGAAACTGGCTGTAAAATTGGGACATGAGCAAAGCCGAGCGTTTCCTTGTCAAAGCCCTCGTGACTCTTGGGCTGTTTGTGATCGGCTTCGTGTTCCATGCACAGATCCTCGGAGTCGCCAAGTGATCCCGGAAGCTGCGGTAGAAGCGGCGGCGCGCGCGTTGTGGCAGACGGATCAGCACGACGACTCATGGGCCAGCGAGTTCCCCGAGTACATGGACTACCTGCGCGCCGAGGCGACCAAGGCCCTCGAAGCCGCGGCCCCGCACATGACCATTTGCACGCAAGACGATACGCAGGGGGAACAGTAATGATGAACGGGCCAATTGATATGAGCGGCGAAAGGGTCAACATGCCACCTACTGACGGACTCCAAGTGATCCCGGACGCGGCTGTCGAAGCGGCGGCGAAGGCGTTCATCGCCACCCGTAGCGCAGATCACTACACATCACCAGCCGAGTATGCAGCAGCCATGCTCGAAGCCGCGGCCCCTATCCTCCTCAGCCATGAGCGGGAGGAAACCAGGCTCGCACACTTGGACGCCGTCGTGAACGCTGGTGCCGTGGACGAGCTGAGCAAGGCGGTTGAGAGGGTCGAGGCGCTGCATCGTCCTCGCGTCGTCTACGCCATCGACCCGAAGAACGGCACATGGATATATGACGGCGACGAACGACGCATCCTCGCCACGATCTGCGGAGAGTGCTCGCCGGAGTTTATCCGTATTGAGGACGACGAGTACGACGAGCTTGATTCGGACGGTGACGTTCACTGGCCCTGCCCGACCATTGCCGCGATCACCGAAGGCAGGGACGAGTAAATCCCCCAAAATCTAGGCCCTCAGCCGGACTCCGGACGGTGTCTGAGCTGGGGGCCTTTTTGTGTTTAGTGCACTTTTGGTGTTTGGGATAAGGTCATGTCCCGAAGATTTCGAGGGCTTCCCCGGTGTCGATGGGGACAAGGGAC